CGAAGTAGGCTCTGGTAAAAGTCCTGGAAGATTGGCACGCCGCCGGTGAGGCTCATACCGCACTCACCGATCGCCGTGCACCACCCCAGGCCAGTGCTGCCTTGTGTCATGGGAAGGACGGAAATGAGATCCTTGGCGATGCAAATCCTCGGATCCCTAACCATCAGCCACCCCTCAGGGGTCCACACGGGGTGAGTCTGGCAGAACTCAATCTGCTCAAACGAGTGGACGGGTGCCTCAACTTTCATGTTGAAGCCCATCGCCAAGAACCACTCGGACAACCCCGTGGTGAACGCGTCCAGCTGGCGCCTTTCGAAGATGACTACACAGTCATCCCCGTTGTTCGCTAGCCGGGCGCGCACCCCCCTCTGGCGGCAATATTCCCAGACCATGGCTGACATGAGTAGGCAATTGCCCATCGCCGTGTTCATGTCACCACTCATGCGGCATCCCTTCACCTTATACTTCACCACCGAATCGGTGGTTCTGCACACGCCCTTGTTGTGGACCTGGTGCAGGAGCAGGCCCTTGAGTGTGTCCCGGTCGTCTCCCCGGAAGCTAGCGAGATATACACTGTGCTCCCAGGACAGGGCATCGGCGGACACGTGTTGGTCGAACCTGCTGGCATCCAGGCCGACTGCGACTGGGTGATCAAACTCCTCCCACATCGCGCGCATCTCTCTTGCCGTGCCATGGGCGTTGTAGCCCTTCATCACGGTTGGTCCTCCCCAGGCATCGCCTATCGCACGGTACACGTGGTGCTCTAGGGGCTTGAGGTACACTCCCACCGCTACATTATACACGGGACTCCTCGGTTGTATGACCCGGGGGGCAGGGTCGTGCTTCTTCGTGGTGTTGGTCTTCTCACACTTCACGAAAGTGGAGACAATATAGTCGCCGGGTCGGAGCCCTCTCGCCATGAGGTCCTTCCCAGCCTGGTCGTACAACGTCGCGCGTCGGCCCGAATACAATCCAACGAACGCATCGATGGAGATAGGGGCGTGCGTGCCTAGCTTCCTAACCAGGAGGCGCCTAATCGTCTTCAAGGTGGCAGCGAAGTGTCCGCACTCCGGCTTGGGGGGGGTTGCAATCCCTTAGGCCCCTCTACCAGAAACACTCTTTCCACCAATCCCCGCACCAGGTTTGTCTGGTCGTTGTTATGGACACAGAACGTTGGGGTTTCAGGCCCGAGATGAACCCGGTAAAAGTTTCGGACCTTAGAAGGGCGGCCCGTCGGCGTGACGACCAACCCGAGTGCCTTAGCCTCGACCATGCGGTCGATGCCGGTAGTCACTCCGTCATGCCGACTCAGGCACCCCTAAGCGCGCTCATTGCGCATGACCTCCCGCCTCTCGGGCCAGGGCAGGCCCAAGAACTTGGACCAAACCCAGACACGGGGGGTACGGAGGTCAGCG